ATCATCTGGACGCTGAACTTCACCGCAAAGGGCTACCTCTTCGGACCTATCGGTGACATTCGCCCCATCAAGAAGTCCATTGCCAATATCTACGACAACACGTTTGAGAACAATCCTGTCAAGGAAGTCACGCTCGGCACAGGCACCGGAGACTATAAGTACAATGAGTTGGTCTTCCAAGGGCGCGATGTATCTGAGGCTACAGCCACCGGCTACGTGCGCACATGGGATAGTACCGCGAACACCCTGACCATCTATGACACCAATGGCGACTTCAAAGCCAACACGCTGCTTGTCGGCGCAGTCTCGGGAGCTAAGTACAACGTGGCTACCTACGGTGTAGCGAACTCCATCCTCGCGCAGATCACGGTTCAGCCGATTCCTTCCGATGCCAACACGGAAGCCGAAGCGTTTGGTTTCTCCACCAATATCAGAGAGTACATGTAATGAGTGAAGTTGAACAGAACCTTGCCACGATTCTAGAGATAGAATCAGAGGAACGGGTTGTGATTGAGGGTGAGTTGGTGGTCGCAGAGGAACACGCTGTCGTAACCGTCACCGAAGATCCACAGCCTAATACTAATCGTGATGTGGAATACGACTACGAGTATACCCGCAATCTCCATCGTGATCTTCTTGAACAGGGGCAGGATGCGCTTCCTGAATTGCTTAAGGTCGCGAAAGAGTCTCAGCACCCTCGCGCCTACGAAGTCGCATCCGGCTTCCTCAAGAACCTGTCAGATATGGCAGACAAACTCATGATCCTTCATGAGAAGAAGAAAGCTCTCGACGGTAAGGAAGGCGGTCCCGGTCCTTCGCAGCAGACCGTGAACATCGACAAGGCTGTTTTCACCGGATCCACGGCTGACCTATTGAAGCAGATCAAGAACAAGTAAACCATGGTCGATATCCTAAATTTCAAGCCGTACTTGGGCAACAAGAAGCTCAAGCGTATTGGCGTAAAGCAGAGCATGACGCAGGCGCAAATGGACGAGTTTGCCCGTTGCGTCGATGACCCTGAGTATTTCATCAATCGCTACGTCAAGATCATCACTCTAGACAAGGGTTTGGTGCACATTGACCTGTACCCATACCAGAAGGACGCTATCCCTATCATCAAGGATAACCGTCAGGTCATCATCAAGGCGGGTCGCCAGATCGGTAAGACTACCCTGACTGTGGGTATCATTCTCTGGTACATTCTGTTCAACGAAGCGAAGACCGTGGCTATTCTGGCTAACAAGGCTAAGACCGCACGCGAAATTCTGAACCGTATCAAGGTAGCCTACGAGGAACTGCCACACTGGATTCAGCAGGGTGTCCGCGTCTGGAACAAGGGTGACATTGAGCTAGAGAACATGTCCCGCGTACTGGCTGACTCTACCGCATCCTCGGCAATCCGTGGTTGGTCTATCAACTTCCTCTATCTGGACGAATTCGCGTTCGTTCCAAACAACATTGCCGAAGAGTTCTTCACCTCGGTCTACCCGACCATCACCTCGGGTGAAACCGCGAAGATCCTCATTTCCTCCACCCCGAATGGCATGAACCACTACTACAAGATGTGGATCGACGCTATCGAAGGGCGCAACGGATTCAAGACCATCGACGCGAACTGGCGTTCGGTTCCCGGTCGCACGGCAGAGTGGGCAGAGCGGCAAAAGAAAGCCCTCGGTGACGAAAAGTACATGCAGGAAATGGAGTGCGAATTCCACGGATCGTCTGGAACTCTAATTTCAGGTCGCGTCCTCAAGACTTTGGCGTTTGTCAAGCCTGAAACCTTTGAGTCGATTGTCGGACTTTGCTTCTACGAGCGACCACAACCGGGACGGAAATACGTACTGGTCGCGGACACTTCGCGTGGAAAGGGGCTTGACTATTCCGCATTCGTGGTCATAGATGTAACCGAGATTCCATATAGGGTCGTCTGTACCTACAAGGACAACGATATTAGCCCTATCCTCTACCCATCCATTATCGCTAAGATGGCTAAGTGGTACAACGAAGCCTATGCTCTGGTCGAAATCAACGACAACGGGCAGCAAGTGGTGGATTCCCTGTTCGATGACTATGAGTACGAGAACATCCTCTCGACTCAGACCTCCAAGAACAAGGTCGTCCTCTCTTGGGCAATGGGCGGCACCGGATCCAACCGGGGTATCATCACCACAAAGAGCGTCAAGCGGCTCGGCTGCTCCCTCATGAAGTCCCTGATTGAGTCCTACCAGTTGACCTTCCAAGACTTCCAGATCATATCGGAACTCTCGACTTTCATAAATAAGCGGAATAGCTACGAAGCGGATGAAGGGTCGAACGATGACCTTGTAATGTGCCTAGTCCTGTTCTCATGGATGACCAACCAACCGTTCTTTTCGGACCTTTGCAATACCAATATCAAGGAAAAGCTCTACCGAGAACAGATGGCACAGATTGACAACCAGATGCTCCCCTCACCCCTATACAACGACGGACAAGGCACTGCCGATTCTCGGTATGTCGAAGAAGGTAGTGTATGGGAAATAGTGAGCCACTAGATTTCCTAAATAATCAGCAATTCAGAATTCCCTAACAGGAGTAGACCCAAATGACATTCCAAGTATCTCCCGGCGTAAACACTTCCGAAATTGATCTAACGACAGTTATCCCTGCCGTTTCGACCTCTTCCGGTGCAGTAGCGGGTCCGTTTGAGTGGGGTCCGGTGAACTCCGTGCGCCAAGTTTCTAACGAAAACGAGCTAGTCTCGCTGTTCGGGAAGCCATCCACGAATACCGCACAGACCTTCTTCACCGCAGCAAGCTTCCTTGCCTATGCAAGTGACCTTCGCGTTATCCGCGCAGCACACGGCAGCAGCAACAACGCAATCGGCGGTATTGGTGTCTTCACACCTGTTCACTGCCCTAACGAAGAAGCGTTCGATGCGAACAACAGCCTGAACACCATCACCAACTCGGTTGCGATGGCACGTTATCCCGGCACCCTCGGCAACTCGCTAAAGGTTTCGGTATGGGCAAACACCACTGTCGCACTATCGACTTGGACCTACGGTTCGCTCTTCGACAAGAAGCCGGGAACGAGCTACTTTGTGTCTAGCTCCTTCAACAACACAAAGGCAAACGACGAAATCCACATTGTTGTCGTTGACGAAGACGGCGCAATCACTGGTGTCGCAAACACGGTACTTGAGAAGTTCGCAAATCTCTCCAAGGCAACCAATGCCAAGAACGAGTCGGGCGAGTCGATCTACTGGCGCGATGTGATTCGTCGCAAGTCCAAGTACGTCTACATCACCGGTACTCCATACAAGTCTGACGGCACTGCGGTCAGCAATGGAAATTGGGACGTTGCAGCAAACGCAACTCATGAGTTCGAAGAAACTCAGGGTACTAACGTTGTGGACGGTAACACGTTCTCGCTAGACGACGGTTCTTCTGTCGCCCTAGTAGACGCAAACACCATCGTAGCATATGGCGAAGTCGCAAATGCTGAAAAGGTTGACGTTCAGTTGATCATGACAGCAGATCACAGTGCAACGGTTGTGCTTGATGTTCTCAGCAAGGTTGAGACTCGTAGAGACTGCGTAGCATTCGTTTCGCCAACACTGGCAAACGTGCAGGCTGCGGATATCACCACCGCAGTCATCAACTACCGTAACAACGCACTGAACAACGTGTCCACTTCCTACGCAGTCCTAGACTCGGGTTGGAAGTACATGTACGACAAGTACAATGACAAGTACCGTTGGGTGCCATTGAACGGTGACATTGCCGGTCTATGCGCACGCACCGACACGGATCGTGACCCTTGGTTCTCGCCTGCCGGTCTAATCCGTGGTCAGATCAAGAACGTCATCAAGTTGGCATACAACCCAACGAAGGCTAACCGTGACGAGCTTTACAAGAATGGTGTCAACCCTGTCGTTTCGTTCACCGGAGAAGGCACGATGCTCTTCGGAGACAAGACGCTACTCGGTCGCCCATCCGCATTTGACCGCATCAACGTTCGCCGCCTCTTCATCGTCCTTGAAAAGTCGATTGCTAAGGCAGCACGTTCCTCGCTGTTTGAGTTCAACGATGAATTCACTCGCGCACAGTTCGTCAACCTAGTTGAGCCGTTCCTCAGAACAGTTCAGGGTCGCCGTGGTATCTACGACTATCGCGTAGTCTGCGACGAAACCAACAACACTGCCGATATCATTGATCGCAATGAGTTCGTGGGTGATATCTACGTCAAGCCTGCTAAGAGCATCAACTTCATCCAGTTGAACTTCGTCGCAGTCCGGACTGGTGTTTCCTTCGAAGAAGTCGTCGGCAAGTTCTGATAAATAGCAATACAGGCTCACAGGAGTATAACAGATGTTCAACGTAGATAGTTTCAGAACAGCCATGCAGTTTGACGGCGCACGCCCTAATCTGTTTGAGGTTGTGTTGCAGTTTCCTGCATTCGTGCAGCTAGCAGGACAGGCTACCTCGCTTTCACGATTCTTCGTGAAGACGGCGCAGCTTCCCGGCAGCACGATTGGCGCGGTCACTGTTCCATACTTCGGCAGAGAAGTCAAGGTCGCAGGCAACCGTACATTCGCAGACTGGACAGTAACAGTCCTTAACGACGAAGACTTCACGATTCGCAACGCATTCGAACGTTGGCACCGTGGTATCAATGGCAACCAGACCAACCTCCGCGAGCCGGGTGCAGTCAGCACTTCGCCTCTCGCACCGGGAACGTCTTACGCTGTCGATGCCGAAGTGTATCAGTATTCGAAGGCAGGCGGATCGCCAATCAAGAAGTACCGTTTCGTCGGTATGTTCCCTAACGACCTCGCACCAATCGACCTAGATTGGGGTAGCAACGATACGGTCGAAGAGTTCTCAGTAACTCTATCGTACCAGTATTGGCTATCCGAAGATACGAAGTCTGCTGTTCCGCAGGCATCGGCGTAACTTGAAATGGGGGCGTTGATCCCAAGGTCAACGCTCCCTTCCTTTGATATGGAGTTCAGAACTAATGGCTATTAACCTATTCGGTTGGCAGATCACTCGGGCAACGGAAAACGACACCGTTGAATCCCAAGCACCCGCAATTGCCGCACCGCAGACCGACGATGGCGCATACGTCATCAATGCCGGTGCGCTCGGTGGTTATTACGGCACTTACCTCAATCTAGAATCCGCATTCAAGAACGAGAACGAGCTAATCTCTCGTTATCGCACAATGGCTATGCAGCCCGAAGTGGAAAGCGCAATTGATGAAATCGTCAATGAAGCAATCGTCCACGATGAAAAGGGTATGTCTGTCGAAATCATGACAGACGAATTGCAGCAACCAGAAAACATCAAGGAAATGCTGCGCCAAGAGTTCAAGGCACTCTTGCGTATGCTAGACTTCGACAACAATGGTGCGGATATCTTCCGCCGTTGGTACGTTGACGGTCGCCTGTTCTATCAGGTTCAGATTGATGAGAGTCAGCCGAAGAACGGTATCATCGGTCTAGTATACCTAGACCCACGCAAGATCCGTAAGATTCGTACCATCATCAAGCAGAAGGATCCGCGCACTGGCGTAGAGTTTGTGTCTGGCTATGCCGACTTCTACGTGTACAATGACAAGAGCATGACGAGTGGCAACATGGTCATGTCCTCGCCTGTCGATGCTTCCATGAAGATCGCAGAAGACGCAGTTGTGAACATCAACTCAGGTCTGATGGATGTGAGCCGTAACATGGTTCTGTCCTATCTTCACAAGGCTATCAAGCCACTAAATCAACTTAGAATGATCGAAGACGCGGTGGTTATCTACCGTCTGTCTCGCGCACCAGAACGCCGTGTATTCTACATCGACGTTGGCAACCTTCCTAAGATGAAGGCTGACCAGTACATGAACGATATCATGACGAAGTTCCGCAACAAGATCGTCTATGATGCCGCAACCGGCGAAGTCAAGGACGACCGTAAGTTCACATCCATGATCGAAGACTTCTGGATTCCGCGCCGTGGTGAAGGTAAGACTACTGAAATTACCACACTTCCTGCGGGTCAGTCGCTCGGACAGTTGGATGACGTAAAGTATTTCCAAGAGGTACTCTACAAGTCGCTCAACGTTCCGGTGTCTCGTTTGATTCCGCAGCAGGGTTTCTCGCTCGGTCGCTCCAACGAAATCACTCGCGAAGAGTTGAAGTTCCACAAGTTTGTCGAACGTCTGCGTGCCAAGTTCTCGACGTTGTTCGATGAACTCATGAAGCGTCAGCTAGCTCTAAAGGGCATTGCGACCTACGAAGAGTGGGACCAGATCAAGGAATTCGTCTACTATGACTACCTAGAAGACAACAACTTCTCGGAACTCAAGGACGCAGAACTCCTCAACAACCGCATCATGACGCTCAATGCCGTCACCCCATACGTCGGTCTGTACTACTCTATGGCATGGGTCAAGAAGAACGTACTGCATCTGACCGAGGAAGAGATTGAGGAAATCAATGCCGAGATTGAGGAAGAGCAGGAAATGCAGATGGCGATTGCTGCTGCCGAAGCTGCAAAACAACAGGTAATGACCTCTACTCAGCTTCCAACTAATCTAAATACATCAGGGCTTCCACCACCTTCCGGAGCAGGACAATAATGACAACCGCAAACCATCTAATCAATGCCCTCGCAGGCGAAGACAAGGATCAGGCAAAGATTGCCTTTGAATCCATGATTCAGGATCGTATTGCTGACCATCTGGAAGTCCGCAAGGTTGAACTCGCTTCGACCATCATGGACGATCTACAGGAAGGCTATCACGACAACGTGCCAGAACTTGCCGGAAAGAAGGTTGCGCACGATGTTGAGTATACCAAGAAGGGAAAGACTCACACTGGCGTAGTCCATGCGGCGCGTTCGGATGGACACCGTAAGGCGCACGGCGTTGCTGCGGTAAAGTTCGGCATCAAGACCTCCGATATCACCAGCATGAGCCTCAAGGAAGGGCAGGGCATGGACGCGCAGCGTCGGTGGACTCGCCACGTTTCGGCTATCGGCAAGGGTTACGAGGGTGGACTAGGACATAAGGTTTCCGTTCACCGTCAGGAACTCAAGGGTGCCGCACGCAAGTATTTTCAGAAGATGGGTGGTGTCGAAGGTGGAGTAGGAGCAGAGTACGTTGACCGTGGTGCGAAGTTCGTCAAGGACGCTCGCGCCGCAAAACCAAATCGCGCACCATGGAAGGGTCCACGTAAGCTACAGGGCGAAGAAGCCATCGTAGAAGGTGGTCCTACCCGCAAGCACTTTCAGCAAGTCGCAGACCTGTTGAAGAACATTCCAGACGAGACTAAGCGCAAGGAACTCGCACAGCATCACGCAGGCTTGTTCAAGGCTCAGAACCCACGTTTTGACCACAAGCGTTTCTTTGCCGCAGCCGGTGTCAACGAAGACACGCAGCTAGACGAAGTTCTTTCCGGTGGCTCCAAGCCTGCCGTTGCTTCTAATCAGCAGCTAGGCAGAAACGTCATGGCAAACATCCGCAAGGCTACTCAGTCGCTCGGATTGAAGGTGAATGCTAATCTTGCTGCGCAGGGTCACAAGGACTTCGCAAAGCTCGTAGCAAAGAATCCAAAGGCTCCCGGCTATGCACTTCTCCGTAAGCTCGCTCCTGCAAAGGCGCAGGCTGTACAGAGTTTGAGTCAAGCAGGCGTGCCACTCGGCAGCGCACTCGACGCTCACCCATCTGAGTTCAATCAGGTCGTTCAGAAGATCAAGAGATTCAAGTAACATGAAATTCAAGGATCTACGCTCTAAGTTGAATGAGGATAAGGCACTCAGGAATGAAGTGATTCCTGCGCCTATGCTCGTTCTACGTAGAAAGGGTATCCGTATCTTCCCTGACGGAAAGCATGTTGCACTTTACACAAATGATAAATATAACCTAGTCTTCACGATTCCCTACGGTGGAAGTGCAGATGAAGAGCCAGTTATAAC